CTTTTAATATATTCTTTAAATAAAATAAGTTGTTGAGCTTCTGCAATATCTCCCATTATTGCGCCGGCTTCTTCACGCTCTTTTTCGTCTTTTACTGTTTCTTTAACTATTTCTTCTTTTTCGGCTTTAATTAATTCAGAATTTTTATAAGCCTCAAATACCAACCTCGCGATCTGATCGCGGCTAAGATCATTGATTTTTCGCTTACCGAACGTCTTGCCGTCGTCATCAACCTTACTAACCATAAAATGGTTTGCAAGTGTCTCATTAATCCTATAGGCATTCATCCCCTTTGGATCAAAGATCATCTTCTGAAAGCCTTTATTCTTGTAATCATGAGTCACGCCCATCTCTTGGGACAGTATTATATTTTGAAGATCCCCGTGCACCGCTTTGACAACAGGGTCGCTCTTGTGGATCCCGGCGATCGTATTTTTAACATCTCCTTTATTAAACGTTTCTACTATTATATTTAACAAAATGCCGTCTTGTTTCAGCACCCGGGTATGTATTCTAGTTTCTTTTGCAAGTATTTTTGCCATTTATTAAAACCCTGCTACAACCAAGACTTCTATTAGGGGGCCCGGAATATAAACCAAATCACCTAGTTGAAAGTGGAACTCGGTGGGCTTCTTATTGAACCATGGAATAATCCACCAATAAGATGGATCGTCATAATGCTCGTAAGCCAATTTATAAAAGCTGTCGTTGGATTTCCAAGTGTGGGTTTCCAGCTTTAAATCTCTTATTTCTTCAGCCAAAGGAAAATCAATGACTGGCGTGCCATATTGGCTTACATGTTTTATACCCCTTCTTTGAAAAACGTTTTCATATATTTCACTATTATTAAAAAGAATAGGTCGATTATCGTATCTTGAAACAGCCATTATCCTGTAACCACACTTTGGTTTGCCGATGCGATTTGATCAAGTACGGCGTCCTTCTGTGTCTGCTCTCTTGAGCTTTTCGTTGTGCTCCAAGTATTTTTGTGCGCGGTGTCGACTTGATAAGGAAATGAACCATCTCTAAACTTCTTTCCAACAAAGCCAACTTTCTTAGTATGTAGCACTTGGAATGTAATATTAAGTGCTACTGATTTAGGGTACAAAAAAGGCTTTCCCTTGCTGGACACATGATCAAAAAAACCAGCTTCCATATCTGGGGCAAAAGTAATACCTTGTATAAAACCAACAAGGCTTGTAAAACCTTTGCCGTGCTCGCCCTCGGTAGCCAAGTTAACAAAGCCCAAACGCACCAGTGGCGCTGCTTTAATTCCAGAAACACCTAAAGAACCCTTTTCATAAACAGGATACAACATTTGTATAAAATTTCTGATTTTTACTAAGTTGTTTGCTCCGTCTGCGAACCCCTCTGAAGGTATGCTCCAGCCAATCGTTAAAGTTCTTTGTGTGTTTTGAAATACGGCCAATGGATCCATACGACCATATACGTTCTCTGTTTTCCAGTTTGAGGCAAATGCATCACTAAACGCAGTTAAAAAAGCTAAAAACTTTACCTTGTTCTTTGTAGCAATGTGCTCAAACGTGATTTGATGCCTCTCCATATATGGGGTGATACTTGTGCGCTTGGCTTCTTCTTCATCACTCATCACCGCAACGTTTTTTGAATTTCTAACTGGCATTTATTTCTCCTTAGCTCAAAGAGGGTTACCATGATCGCCATAGGCCTCCCACTTGTTGTTCTTGCTATTTATTTTTTTTGTTACTTTGTCGCCATCCATATAAATATTGGCGTCTTTATTGAGCAGCGCTTGTAATAATTCGTTCGTTTTGTTTTGTGTTGCTGCTAAAGACTTAAAACCCTTGTCCATTGAGCCGCCAGAGCGGCCGGCAGACACTACATCTCCGGGGCTTAAACCAATCGGGCCGCTTGGCGTCATTATCGCTGTTGCGCCTTTGATAGCCGGGACATCTTCTGCCATGGCCTCGCCCGCAAATTTTCCGCCCACGGCGCCAAGGCCGCCGGCCATCAGCATCATTGGAACCCCAATAGTGGCCCCAACGCCGGTGGCTGTCAATGCGGCACCCGCAAGGCCAAGGCCGATTCCGGCGGCAGCGCCGGCGGCAGCGCCCCATGCGCCGTACTTGCCCTTTCTTCTCTCTTTCTTTGTCTTGCCGGCAAAAGCAGAGTGTAGTGAAGTCCCCAAAGCGCCGGCCATGAGCGCAGCGCCGCCCAAGCTGGCAGTTAATTTGCCAATGCCGGCCATTGTGCCCGACATTCCTCCTCCGCTGAATACGCTGCTTAACGCGTTTCCAAGGCCCATAGTACCGCCAGAAGTAGCCCTCATTTGTAGGTTTAACATAAACAAAGCGCTAGTTATTTTTACAACGCCAGCGGCAAAAAGAACCAAAAGAGCGCCCGGAGGCTTAACAAACATTATAAATGCATCAATCAAATACTTGTTTTCTTTAATAAAGTCTCTGACGCCAAAAATCATCCCCTTCATAGACTCAATAAAATCGCCATTTTCAAAAAATGCTTTACGAACGGCCGCACTAAGCTCTAGGAAGACATCTTGAGCCTTTGTTATCATTTCATTCAAGTTCTTTTGCCTTTCTTCGGATTTTTTCTGTTGATCGGCCCAGTCTTTAAGGGCTTGTTTGCTACTCATAATCCTTTTTAATTCGACTTTACTCACACCAATGGTGCTTGCCATGTATTTTACCATTGCGGGTGACATATCTTTTAAAGTTTTACCAGATGCACGCAAACCAGACTGTAATTGCTCTATCACCTGTATCGGATCATTGTGTGCTGCCTTCATCATCTTTAATGTATTAAGATACGGCCCGCCGAGGGCAATATTAAATTCTGCAACTTTCGCTGATGCGCCTGCAAAAGTTTCGAAACCTTCTGTAGTCTTCCAAAGTTGACCAATGGAAAGACCCATTGCGTGCGCTCTAGTTGTCATTGTTTCAAAAACTTTTATTGCCTTATCTTTTGTAAAAGCCGCCAGTTGTTCCATTGAGCTTTGCATATCTTGGAAGAACTTATTACCGACCTTCATCTCTTTGCTTAACCCGGCCAAACTTTTTGTATATCTAGCTGCTTCCATAGGTGCCATGCCTAATGTTTTAATTAAGCTCTCTTGACTTTTAACTAAAGTGCCAGTTTCAAATCCCATTTTGCCAAGCGCAGCAGTAGTTTTTGTCATCTCCTTCTGCGCAGCAACACTGGCCATATTAAACTCTGGTATCGTTGAAGCCAACTGTGCTAATGCTGTGCCTGCTTCTTTCTCTGTTACTCCGAACTTGGCCAACTCGCTTCTGCTTTGGATGATCATCTCGCTGTATTTTTCCATATCACCGAATGTGCGATACAGTTCTGCAGGTAATACTAGCGATTCTTTAATTGCGCCTACGATTCCCGGGAAATCAATACCAAAAATACTGCCGCCCTTCATCCCCAAAAGAGACATCTGCATGGCAGATTCAGCTAGTCTAGCAAATGCACCAGCCAAAGCTTCACCAGACTTAATTGATTCTTTAATTCTTGCACCAAAAGCTTTTTGTTGCTCTTTTGTTTTTGTAAGTATTCCAAGAATGCCAACTTGATTTTTTTTCATCAAGCCTAATGCTTCTAGTGTATCTTCAGCAGCCAGAAGGCCCTCTTTTTGGTTGTTAACCACTTTCTTTTGAATGCCGAACAAATCATTATTTAATTTTTTCTTTTGCTTTAAAGCATTTATCTCAGCGCTGTTGTCGACTTGGTGGGATTGCGCAATATTTGTAAGTCTTTCAATTTCCTGATCTAGTTGATCATTTATGTTCTGGTGAGTTCTTTCTTGGGCCTCAAGAGTCATCTGAATTTCTCTTGCAGTCTTGCCATAAGTACCTGTAGCATCAGCGAGACGGTCGGCCTCCTTCGTTGCGTCTTGCATGGCCTTCTTGGCTTTGGTACCGAATTCAGTGACAGTGACAGAAGCAACATTAAGCGAGTTAGTTAAAGCGTCAACTCTATCTTTTACTTGTTGTATTTGTTCGGGTGTTAAGTCTGCCATATTTTAAACCTTATTCTACCGGCCATTTAATTTTTGTTACTTCTTCAAACTCAGAAACAGCCGTTAACAACTCTTTTTTTGAAGAAGTTGCCTCTTCGCTATCTTTGCCGTGCAATTTTGAAGCTTCAATATATTTCTTTGAGTTATTTAGGGCAGTTTTAAAAGCACCTATTTCTTTCTTGGTGCCAGTTATTCTCACTGGGATTGATAACTTATCAATATTTACCCCTATCCCCTTTAGAAATAAACCTACTGCGCCAGTAAATAAATTGTATAAATTTTCATTTAATACTTTCTTTTTTGCAAAACTTAAATCAATTTCAATAATTGGAAGCTTTTCCATTTTGATTTTCTCCTTTGAATAAATAGTGTTTTAGATAAAATAAAGGACGCTCATTGGCGTCCTCTATCTTTTACTTCCTTTATTTGCTTTCTCTATAGCTTCGCTTTCACTTTCTTTTTGTTTTATTAAGCGTTGCACAAACCAAATTCTTATTTTAATTGGCAAATTATATGCCTCAACAAAGCTCCACCCTCCGTGATATTTTAATGTAAAGAACTGTTCATAAACAGACTGAATATAATCATCGGTCAGGCCAAAAAAAGTCCGCTGACAGCGGAACCTCCACAAGCGCTTCGTGATCGCAGTGGGGACATTGAAAATCATGTTTCATATCAATGTTTGGAATTAATTTGCTGTAAATTCTTCGAAAATATCTTCCATCAAGCAATGGCATAACATCAATAAATTTGTTAACATTTGTTGTATCTGAATTTCCATTAACTTCTGATATGCAAGTTCTTAGCTGATCAACTATAGGAGTCTCTGGAAGATTGTTTTTCTTTTTATTTGCCTGTAGTTGTTCAAGTCTCTTCTCGTCTGTGCCCGACAACAACCTAGCTTTAACTACAGCTTTAGTTTTTGGCAGCGTAAATGAAAATGTATCGTCATCATTTTTTGTTACCGCCAACTCTTCCAGTCTATCTTTATTGGGAAACTGTGCCTTTAGGCTATTTAAATCAAAACTTTGCTCGCTATTCTCATAACAAGACGGGCATGTAGCTTGTGTGTCATATATGTTCCCATATCCCGTTGATCTTGCAGCAACAATGATAGCATTTTTGTCACCCAGCAAAAGAGAATTAACATTGATTGCCTTGTTAACCAAAATATTTTTTATTAATCGATCCAAAACAATGCCCTTATTAATAAGGCTGCGATTTGTTAAAGTATCTTCATCCTTTGCAGTCATGTAGCGTATCTCAACGCTCTCTTTGTTGTGCAGGGGGTGCCCTTCGGGATAGAATATTCCCTTGGAGGGCAGATCGACAAATTCTGTTGGAACTGAAAAATCAAACGAGGCGCCCGCTTGTTCAACAACAGGCGCTGGAGAAGAGATATCGGGCATCGAGCCGATACGCTCTTCGTTTCTATTGTGCGTCATTAATTACCTCTTTTATTTTTAACCCGGCGCGACTGTGCTGCCGGCTGGAACATTAAGCTCAGCCCAATCATAACGTATTGTTAGAGCAATGTTAACCATTTCATCTGAGGAATAATCTAAGGTGCCGAAATCAACAGACGTAATAAAAGAATTTGTCAAAGTCCACGTTTCTATATCTTCGCCTTCGGCTCCAAGTTGTACAATCTTAATTTCACCTAGCGCCTCGATCGACTTAAGTTTAGAAACTGTGGTGCGTGTCGCCGGGTCTAAGGGATACTCATAGCCCGCCGCAAAAAGACGTGCCAGCATCGAGTCGGACGCATCAGGCTCTACGGGATCTGCTAAAGTAATATCAATCGTATTCCACGTAACTCTTGCGGGATAATAAAACGTATGATTCAAATATTGATGAGGACTCTCAGAAACAGTAAAGGATGGTTTCTTAACTGATTTTATAATCCAAGTTGGCATACCGCCTAAATATAATACCCATCTATATGACCGTTTAGGTTCTACTCTGGGGTCTGACCAAAATCCTTGTGACATTATCTTCTTTCTCCCTTGTCATTATAAATAGTGCAGGGGTGAAAAATCACCCCCCATCACTAGTCTTCAAATGATGCTCCTGAGTCTGTAATCACAAAATCAATCGCAATAAATTCAATTGTTCTCGTTGGCTTAAGAATAATCTTAGCATACATAATATTTTGATCGATCAAATCAGGAGTCGTAGTTGTTTCATCTAGGATTAACTTGAAATCCTCCAGTCCCAACCTGACCTTCACACTTAACAGCAATGGCTTAACCATTCCCACGAACCTATTCCAAGTTACGCGTGTGTTTGGATCAAACAGAAGTGACTTCGCTGCTCTAGAGATTTCCTTTTTAAGGAAAATCATGAGCCTGCGAACGTTAATTCTGTCAAGCGCAGATGGCGTTGCCTGTAAGGTCTTTTGACCGAAGATGACCAAACCCTCTTGCGGGAACTGTGCAATCGGATTAACCTTGGCGAGGTAGAGATCATCTCTCTCATCCTTTGTCAATCGCGTCTCGACCTGTACAACCGGGATGCCGGCTGCTCCGTCGCTTAAGCCGCCTCTGGTGAAGCCTGCGGGGGCAAACCAAGGTGCTTCCTTCATATCAGTACTAGAGAACACACCCAGAGCAACAACAGAGGGCGGTGCCCACAACGTAGTGGCGTTAATCGAATCTGAAATCTTGACCCAAGGGTAGTAAGCACAACCATAACTCGTATTCAAGTTGCGATTCTGTAGATTATCAACAACCGTATCAAGACTGCCTAATCGACTTGCAAAGCTATTTGCATTTTCAGCCTTCGGCTTAAAGCCGCCCTTGACATCGATAATAGCTAGAGCATCGCCGCGTGCTTCACACACTTCCATCAATTGATTGGTCAACGACTCATTAGTAATGCCGGGCGCGGTGGCTGCATTAATCTCAACCTCATCTGGATCGGCGATTGAATCAATGGCTCTCTTGACCGAGTTAAATGAATAGCTGGTTACATCAGTTGGGGTGCCGGTCCATTGACTATTTCTGAATGGCTCACTTTCTGTAATATCCAAACCATCATCGCCGCCGTACATCGGAACAGTAAACTTATTCCAGCCGGCCCTTAATAAGTCTTTCCATGTGCCATAATCTGATTCTGCTTTTGCCGAATCGCCGGCGCCAGTAGTCGTAAAAGACTTCATGCTTGTTCTATTGTTTACGGCCCAATAACCATGGCTACCACTAATCTTTAGATCATCCAAAGAGAACGTCCATGAATCTTCTAAAAGCCCAGAAGTAATTGAATCTTTGTGATTTACATACTTGATTGTATCAACAAAGCTTGGATCGTGCTGATTCGAATTATACTTGTTATAAGTTGCACCCCAGTAGGCATTCTTTGGGTTGGCCAAAGAACCAGACTTGCTGTCTTCTCTCAAACCCAACTCTGGGAAATACACTGAGGCGGTGAGAGCGCCGTGTCCCAAGTATACAAATACTCTATTCACGGTGGCACCCGGAGCCTCTGCGCCATTTGCAGCATAAGAGTTCATAATCGAAGTCGAACCCTTAACGTATGCGGCGTCTTCAATGTTGCTCCCCGCGCCCTCCACAGAACCAACCACCAATGGTGACTGCGGATAATGAGCAGCAGCATTCGCTGAGCTACTAACCAAAGAAAATGGAATGACAGTCTTTGGTCCATAACAGCCAAATGGCAAGTATTGTGTGTCTGTGTAGCCACTGTCAACATCACTATCCATTACGACTCTAATAAACTTAGAGCGGGCCGGGTATTCACCCTTGATTGTATATTTTCTGTTGGTATCATCCCAAGTTCGGTACTCAGTGCCAACTTTCTTTGCAACATAGTTATTTGAATTAGGATTCAGGTTGCAAGATGAGAACTTCTCAACAACTTTGGGTGCATTGTCGGAGTCCGTAACAAGCCGCACAGACACTGAAAACGTGCCATATGGATCCGTGTTGTTTGACGAAGGTCTGATGTCTTCAATAGAAATCTTATATTTTCTTTGTGTGGCTTCGCCAGAATCCATTGTCTGGAAGTAAAATAAGTTTTGCATGCTTGAAGCAGCCCAACTACCAGAATTCGTTGATATATCCTGCGAAAATACCCAGCCGGTTGTGCTATCTTTCATGCCGTGTCGATGATCCGCCTGATCGCCAGCCTGACCGGAACCGCTGGCGAGAAGGCCGGTGACGAAGCCGACTGTACTGCCCGTTGTAGCGCTACCATATCGCTTGACTTGAGAATCCATCCAGTTGTCAAAAGTTTCACCCAACCAATATGTTTCTGTGCTACTATTAATATCGATATTTGTTTTAACTGGATTGGTGTTAAACACTTTTCTGATGTATTTTTCACTGCTCGGATTAAAGTTAAAACTAGTTTTTAGTTTTAATGCGCCAGTGGCGTCTTTAATCTGACCTACATATTCATAGTTGCTGCCAACATTCTGAATCATGACGCATGTACCGGAAGTTTCTAGCTCGCCAATGACGCCGTTCTTTTGTGAATACGGATTGCGCACTGCGCCCGAAAGCTCAAAACAGCCCTCGTTACAATAAAAGATGGCCGCAAGTGCACCGGCAGATGCGCTCTGCGCCGCGTCGTCTGCGCTGCCGGGGTCATCGTTTTCAACAATAAACAAGCCATATGCGCCGCCGCCTGAACTTGCGCCGGCGCTAGTCAAAGCAGTGGTCTGCCAACCAGCTTTGCCGGCCGCTGTTGCGCCGCCGTGCTGGGCGCCTAGGAGCCTTACAATCATCGCCGTTGATGAGTTTTTAAGCCAAGCTTGTGCAGCATAGGCCGCATATGTCGGCGACGTATAGTTACCATTTCTCCAAACATCGTCGCTGGAACCGCCAGCGATTGGATTGCCAAAAACTTCAATAAACTCTGAAAATGAAGCTACTGTTATCGGCTTAAGCGCTGGGCCGCGTTCCGTTCTGCCAATAATGGCAGGGCCAACAGGCGCTGCTACGCGAGGTCTTTGTGAATTGTCGATTTCATCGATAAAAACCCCGGGTGA